CTGCCGACTTCAATACCTGGAAGTCTTTGAGAATGCGCCAATGCCTATGGTCTACCGTTGCGCCTAGCTCGGCGCTCGAAATGCCGTAGCGACCCACGAGCACCCCGATTGCTTCCTGGTCCCGCATGCGCGCCGCTGGGTCGCGCCACTCGGGCATGGCATTGTATAGCAGGGTCCTTTCCTTCTGGATATAGCTCGCGCGCTGGTTGGCCTGCAGCTGGCGCAGGGCGGGGGGGATTTTCTCGGGGGGGATCAGGGCCAGGGTCTCGACGATGTGACGCTGCGCCTCGATCAACTCCGCGTGTGCATCTTCGCGGTGTGTGTCCCACTCATCACGCTCCAGCTGGATTTGCTTGGTCTGCTTGAAAGCGTCTTTGAGCTCGCCCAGCGTGGCACTCTCGCCGTTGCCGATCCCCACCTTGAGGTTGTACAGGTCCTTACGCTCGACCCCCAGCGCGTCAGCCAGCTTGTCCGCGTCTATCGCGCCATCCTCGTCGGCTAGATCGAGCTCTAGCTCGCCGGCGTCTTTTCCCTTGCCAGCTTCGCCCTGCTCGCCCTCCAGGTCCCCGCCCGCCTGGTCTTTGCCTTTCTCGCCCGCCCCCGCTTCCTGATCCTCCCCCGTATCACCGCGGGCGGGCCCGCGCCCTCGTACACGGGTGTCCTGTTTGCCATCGTCGTCCCCCCCGCGATCGAGTGTCTCGCCGGCGAGCAGCTTCGAGGTGGCCTCCAGCTGCTCCGAGCTCGACAGCCGCCGGCCTTCCCTGACTGCCTGTGCGGGCCCCGTGCGCGTGCGCTTGCCTTCCTGGGCCCCGTCCATGGGCCCCTTGGCCTGCCCGCGCGGCTGCGCGTTGTCTTTGTCTACGGGAGAGGCTCGGCTGCCTGGTGCGCCTGGCTTGGCGCCTGGCTTGGCCTCTCGGGCTCGATTGCCCGCTGGAGCTCTAGCTCCACCTCCCGCACTACCTGCGTTTTCAGCCATAGGTCCTCGCGTTTTGATTGGTCCCGCTCCGATTCCCATTGCTTGCGATACCTGCCCCGCAGGTCATCGCAGGCCCTGAGCACTACTTCAAAAGGCCTTGCCCGCTCCATTGCCCTTGCCTCCCAGTAAGCCGACCTGAGTCAAGGCCTCCAGGCCTCCCCCCGTGGGCAGGTCCCCGGCTGCATCGCCGGCGGTCCTGGCCCCGTCGGCAGCGTCGAGCCCGCCGGGTCGGTTGGGGTCCACCCGCTCGGCCGTGCCGTCGATATCCGCCGAGCGTTGCGCCGCCCCCAGGGCTGCAGCCTCCAGCGCGGCGGTGGCCTGGCCGAGAATTTTCGCTTCCTCGATCCAGGCCTTGAGGGCCGCATCGTAATACTTGAAAGCGTTGTCCATCTCGACCTTCCAGGCCTCCACCCCGGCTTGCATCTCGGCCACCGCCTGGACAATGGCGCCCTGTGCGGCTGCCTGCTTGGCGGCTGCGTCGGCCTTGTCCTGCAGGGCCTTTTGCGCCTGCGGGCTGCGCGGGTCGATCAGATAGCGCCCAGGGTCCGCCACACCCGAGGCGCGCCCCCAGTCGATCATGGCGTCATACATGGTGGCGGCATTCACCAGCACATCCCCGCCCCCGCCTTGGTAGATCACGCCCTGCTGAGTAATCACCTGGGCCAGCGCGCCGGCTTCCTGCGCCCGCGCCCCCACCCCTTGATCCACCGAGACCGCCACCGAGTCGCGCGGCGCCCAGGTGCTGGGCATGACCTGTTGCCACTCATTCGAGACTTGCACCATGAGCGGACCCTCCCAGCCCTCGCGCAAGCAACTGTGTGAGAGCAAGTAGACCGAGGCCAGCAGGGTCTCGGACCAGGTGCGAAGCATCAAGGCCGTCATGAGCTCGCGCGGTTGGAATTGGCGCTCGATGCCGTGCGCGGTGTCGCCCTGAATGGTGAGCTCGGGGCCTTGCATGTCCAGTGCGGCCCCCGCCCGGGCCGTGCGCACGCGGTCCAGGTACTGCATCGAGGCAATGATGCTGGGCCCCATGTCCTGCACCGGCACCGGGAACACAGACTCGGGCCGATTCATGCGCAGCACCCAGCGCGGGCCGCGCTTTTGTGCATCCTGCAGATTGACCTCCCCGTCGACCACGCCCAGGCCCGGGTAAAGGTTGTTCTCGGCGTTGTCCATCAGCTGCTTGAGCAGCTGCGTCTTGCAGATTTGCACATCAGCGAGCTTGTCATAGATCGACCCGCCGGCTACTTCGTGCGAGGCCTGTATCAAGGTGCCAACCGCATAAGGTCGATACCTGGCCTTATCCACCTTGAGCACCTGGCGGTCCCGCACCGCTAACAGCGAGCGCCATTGCTGCTCGCCGTCTTTGTCGGGCGCGATCACATAGCACCAGCAGCAATCGACCTCCTGGGCATTGTCGCGCCCGGGCTCTTCCTGCTGGCCCGAGGCGCGCCGCCGCGGCAGCTGCTCGGGCCGGTAGCTAGTCGCCGCCTGCAGCTTGGTCACAACCGCCTCGGGGATTTTTTCCTTGGTGCGCAGCTGGCCTTTGCGTATGCGAATGAGCTCGCCGGCGAAACGGCACTGGCCGATGCCCGCGCGCCCTGCATCGTCAGAGTACAAGAAGGACTCGGGCGCGATCGGCAACAGTTCCATGCGCTGGGTGCGCACCGTGCGCTCTAGCTCGGCATTGAACAGCGGGCCCGGGCTCATTGCCTCCGGATCAGGCTCTAGCGCCTCCACATCGAGCACCCGCACGCTCTCGCGCGGGCCGCGCGGGGCTTGCGCCGCGTCGAGCTCTTCCGGGGTCAAGCCTTCGAGCTCTTCGCGCTCGATTTTCTCGCCCTTGTCGACCCACACTTTCATGACCGACAGCCCGAGCAAGGCCCCGTCCCGCAGCGTTGCCATGAGATCGAGCCAGCCGCTTCGCCCTTCCCTAGAGTAAAACACTTGCCGCCCCACAATCTCGGACTCGACCGCGCTGGCCTTGATGTCCTGGCCGTCAGTGGGCGCGAAAATCACCCGCGTTTCCTTGCCCAGGCTGGGCCCGACCTCCGCAGCCAAGGCCTCGATCTGGTCGGCAATGTCGCCCGATTGCAGGCCGGCCTTGGCAAAGTCCTCCTGGTCGATGTCTTTCTGGTCCTGCTCGCTGCCGTTGTTCTGGCGCCAGTACGCCCCCCAGGCCTGCGCATACACGGGGAAGCGTTGAGACTGCGCCAGCGCATAGGCGCTATCGAACTCCCGCAGAATGTAGGAGTCGAGCTCGGATTGCCTGACCTTGCGCGTCATGAGTGCACCTCGTACTTTTTCAGGAACACACCCCGCGGGTTGAGATAGAAGTAACTGCCGTTGTCCTGCGGGACCTCGACCAGAAAATCCCCCGCCTTGGGCTCATATCTGGCCGTCATGCCTTCCTCCAGCGCGTACGGCGGGCGCGTGTAGAAGTGCAGCACACCTGCCTCGATGCGCGCAATTTCCCAGGCCTCGACGTTGATGATCTTGGAGCGGTACTTCAAGCCTCACCCCCTGGAGATAACCAGCGGGGCCTCCCAGTCGCTGCGCACCCCGCCCGTGCGGCCCATGGCGTACGTGCGCATGGCGTCGGCACAGTGCGAGGCCCAGTCATGCACTGGGATTTTGGAGAGCACCCGCTTGAGCGGATCATACTCCCCGCGGTAACTGCGCAGCCGCACCAGGCCATCGGCGCAGCCCTTGGCGTCAAACCAGCTGCGCTTGAGTATCCTGCGCACCCCGTCGATGCCTTCTGGTATCGGCACCCCCGCGGGGCCCTTCTCCATACGCAGGCCCAGCCGTGCCGCCGTCGTGCGCCTGGAGACTTCGGTGCCCAGTTCACGCACCTCGATGTCGTGCGGCGCGTAGTGCCTGGTAAATACCCACCGGTTGGCAATCGCCTCGGCGTGCAGGTCGGCTATACAGGTCGGGAAGCCCGCCCCTATCCACTCGATGTAGCGCAACCAGTGAATCTCGCGCCCGCACTCTTGCCCCACCCAGCAGGCCATGGCGTCGCTAATGCCTAGGTCCCAGCAGGTGAAGCACCCGGTCTCGTGGTCGACGTCGACCTGGCGTATGCGCCCCTCTAGCTCGGCTGCCTCTAGCTCTTTGGCGTAGTAGGCCCCGGGCAGGGCGCCGGCCCAGCTGCATAGGTACTCCTGGGCGAACTCTTCCGCATTCATGGTGCGGCGCAGGCTTTCGAGCTCTTCGGCGGGGATCAAGCCAGTCTGCGTGGCCTTGTACATCACGCGGCGCCATTCCCCGAGCTCATCGGCGCCGGCCTGGTCCCACAGGTCATGGAACAGGTTGAGCCCGCCGTAAGCCGAGCCAATGAACAGCGCGCGCCCGCCGCGATCGGACAGAGTCGGGCGGATTACCTGGGTCCAGGCCGTCGGGTCAATGAGCGCGGTCTCATCGAATACCACGTCATCGAAGCCCTCGCCGCGCATGCTGTTCGGATGATCCCCGCCGTATAGGCCCAAGCGCCCGTTGATGGCCGGGAACTCGATCGAGAGCTCGGCCTCTTTGACCACGCGCCCGAAGGGCTGCAAGGGCAGCGTCAGGGCCTTAGCCCCGTCCCAGGCGATGCGCTTGGCCTGGTTGAGCAAGGGGGCGACATAGGCCACGCGCGGGCGCGGGTGTGTGCTCTCGAATAGCGAGCGCATGAGCTCGGGCAGGGCAAAGGATGTCTTTCCGAAGCGACGATGGCACACCAGCACCGAAAAGCGCACGCCCTCGCGCGCCGTGTGCTCCAGCGCCTGGAGCGGGCGAGGCTTGTAGATC